CAGGAAGCGCAGCAGGGCTCTCATCAATAGTGGTGGCGGCTGCCGACGTAGTTGAAGTCGTCGAGCGGATCGGCCGGCTTCTCCAGCTTCTCGCGCAACTTCTTTGCGCGGGCCTGCAGCTCGGTCTTGCGGACGATCTTGGCCAGGGTGATTGGCTGGGCCGGCTGGCGTTGCGGCCAGGGGTGGTGCATGGGGTTGCTGAGGCTCATTGAATTCCCTTTCGGTGGTTGATGACGGTGGTCACTGCACTGCCGACCGCTTCGGCATTCGGGTCGACTTCCGGCAGCTCCAGCGCGGTGGCTGATCTTTTCGGCAGTGCGGTGACCACACTCGCAAGCCCCCAGTGACAGGGGCTTAGCGGCTGGGGTCAAGCGGGCCGGGCGGCCTTCAGAACTTCGGTATCAACCCAGTCACAGATCTGGTTGGCACACCAGCCGTTCTTTTGCATGCGACCTTTGGTCAGACTTGCTAGGTGGCAGTAGGTGTTGCCGTCACGCTGAGCGCCGACACCGATGACGCGATAAACGTGGCCCATGTGAACGATGGCCTTGTCGAGAAATGCTTGCTTGTCCATGTCGTGCTCCAGTTGCGTTGTCGATGGCTAGACTGTAGCACATGCTAAAACGATAGGGCAATAAAAAGCCCCACTAAAACGTAGGGCTTTTAACAATCGGATCTGCTCAGCGGTGAAAGATCAGCAGGGCTCCGAGCAGTACCACCAGGCTGAGACCCGAGATCACGACAGCGACTCGCGCTGTGCGCCGGATGTCTGCCAGGGGGTCATCCCAAACCCCACCGTGTTCGATCAAATATGAGATCCGCTGCTTGATGTCTTCGTTGTTCATTTCCCGCTCCCACGGGTCAGTCCGATTATTTGGGTGATGAATGGCTCGTCAATACGACCGAGCAGCTTGGCCCGGTCGTAAGCAAGCTGCACGAGGCTCGCATACACATCGGGCCCAGGTCTGAGACCCACGTCACGCAAGCAAGTGGCCACCGCTCTGACCACCTCGGCCAGGGCTGCGTCGTTGAGCTGGTGGTTACTGCCATGGTGATCTTGATCCAGCCAGCCGACCGTCAGGCCCAGGGTGCTCTCGATTGACCTGGCCGTGCGCTCGCTGATCTCGCGCCGGGGGTGTGGCCCTGCGATCTGCGCCAGGAATGACCCGTTCGCGTGGCCCAGCTTCTTGCTCAGACTCGTCGGACCACCCCACTGACCGATCAGACGGCGCAGGTTCTCCCGGCGCTTGTCGTACACGCTTTGCATCCGCATAGCCTGCACGCTTTCAGCAATTGACGCAAGAGCTTTACTGTCTGCTACAGTCACGCACTCCTGTATCAACTTTCGACGCAATCATCATGTCTGACAAACCCCTGACCGCTCTCAAAGTCTGGATGGCCGCGGCCACCCCCGACGAGCAAGAACTACTCGCCGATCGCATCGGCTCTTCGAGGGGCATGCTTTACCAGTACGCCGGCGGATTCCGCGAGGTCTCTGCACTGCGCGGTGGCCAGATCGAAACGGCCACCAAGGCCATGGCCAAGGCATCTAAGGGCCGGTTGCCAGTGGTCTACCGCACCGACGTCGTCGAGGCGTGCCGGCAATGCCAGTACGCGGCCAAGTGCCTCGGGCCGATCGCAGTTGCCTCTGAGTTCCCGATCGTCAGCGCCGAGATGATCGCTGAGACTGAGACAGAGAGCGGCACTGCCGATTGAGCGTGGCCGCTTACTACAACGAGATCGACCCCTACGCTGCAGCGTGGCTGCGCGAGCTAATCAAAGCTGGGCACATCGCTGACGGAATCGTCGATGAGCGCTCGATTGAAGACATTTACCCCGTCGAACTTCATGGATTCACTCAATGTCACTTTTTTGCCGGCATCGGCGTTTGGTCTAGAGCTCTGCGACTTGCTGGATGGTCTGACGACAGACCCGTGTGGACAGGTAGCTGCCCTTGTCAGCCTTTCTCCTCGGCAGGCAAAGGCGCTGGGTTTGCTGACGAGCGGCACCTTTGGCCCGCATTCCACTGGCTCATCAGCGAGTGCCGCCCTCCCGTCGTCTTTGGCGAGCAGGTTGCGAGCAAAGACGGCCTTGAGTGGCTCGACCTTGTACAAGCTGACTTGGAAGGATCGGGTTACGCCAGCGGGGCTGCCGATCTGTGCGCTGCGGGCATCGGTGCACCGCACATCCGACAGCGCCTCTACTGGGTGGCCGACGCCGACCACGCTCACCAGGGCGGATGGGAAGAAGCGCCACGACATACTGGATCATGCAGCGCTACTGGCGGGATGGCCAACTCCAACGGTGGGCGACAGTTCAAACTCAGCGAACTCGACAGCCACGCGCCACAACCCAAGCAGCAAGCACCACTCGGGTACGACGTTGGTGGACGCCTCGCGCATGGCAGGCCCAGCCCGACTAACGGCCACTGGCGAGATGCTGACTGGCTTGCCTGCAGGGATGGAAAGTGGCGGCCAGTTGAACCCGACACATTCCCGCTGGCTCATGGGGCTGCCAGCCGAGTGGGACGACTGCGCGCCTACGGCAACGCGATCGTCGCGCAAGTCGCGCAAACCTTCATCGAGGCATACCTCGACACTCAGGGGTGAGGAATGAACGCTGTGACTCGCATTACTCCTCACGTCCGCAGCCTGACCGCACCCGACGAACTCAAGCATCTGCCCGGCTGGCTGATGTGGCGCCTCGAGGTCGGCGATGATGGCAAGGCCCGCAAGATCCCGTTCTATGCCAGCGGCGAGCGCCGCGCCGGGCAGAACGGCTCAGCAACAGATCGCGCCAAGCTGACAACCTTCGAGGCAGCGCGAACAGCGGCGGCACGCCGCGGCTTCGACGGCGTCGGCCTGGCGCTCATGCCTGAGTTCGACGTCACCGTGCTCGACTTCGATCACTGCGTCACCAGCGGGGACGTCGACCCCGAGGTGCTGGAGATGGTCAGCGACACCTACGCTGAGCTCTCGCCCAGTGGCACCGGTGTTCACGCCGTCTACCGTGGGCGCATTGCCAATGCCAAGAGTGCCACCAGCCGAGACCGCTGGGGCTTCGAGACCTTCAGCGACCGCGGCTTCGTGACGTGGACCGGCAACGTGCTCGAGGTCTGCGAGCTATTGGGCACCAGCGCCAGCATTGCGCCGATCAACGACCAGGTTGTGGCCGAGGTCAATCGCCGGTTCGGCCACCGCGATCAGCCACGCGAGACGTCCAGCGCCGAGCGCCTTGGGCTCAGCTTCGAGCAGGCCCGCCGGGCAGTTGAGCAGCTCGACCCCGACGTCGACTTCGAGAACTGGCTGCGCGTCGGCATGGCGCTGCACCATGAGCTTGGCGCCCAGGGCCTGGACGTATGGGACCAGTGGAGCTCACGCGGCGCCAAGTACAAGGGCACCGACAACCTGTTGACGCATTGGCGCACGTTCGGCCGCGGTCGGCATGGCTCGACACCGGTGACGATGCGGTCGGTCGGAAAGATGCTCGGCATTCCGCTGGACTCAGGCCCTGCCAGCCCCGAGGAGTTCGACGCGCTTGCAGCCCAGGCCGAGGAGTCTGAGCCAGGCGCCACTGCCGAGGCAGAAGGCGAGGTCAAGCCCAACCGCTTTCAGGTCATGTCGGCCGATGAGTTCACCAGCCGGCCAGCGCCGAGCTGGATCGTCAAGGGCGTGATCCCTCGCGCTGAGCTGGTTGTCCTGTTCGGTGAGTCTGGCTCTGGAAAGAGCTTCATTGCTCTCGACATCGCCGCAGCGATTGATCGCGGCATGGAGTGGCGTGGCCGCCGGGTGAAGCAGGGCAGGGTGATCTACATCTGCGCCGAGGGCGCTGGCGGATTCCGCAATCGCATGGTGGCCTACCAGCAAATGCACGGCGTCAACCTGGGCATCGGCGTGATTGCCAACGCGCCGAACCTGCTCCAGCGCGATGACGCGCTCGACATTGCCAGGGCCATTGGCCGGGCTGACGTGGTGATCATTGACACTTTCGCCCAGACAACACCAGGCGCGAACGAGAACGCCGCGGAGGACATGGGCAAGGCATTGGCTCATTGCAAGGGCATACACCGCGCCACCGGTGCTCTGGTGATCTTGGTCCACCACGCAGGCAAAGACGCCAGCAAGGGCGCCCGCGGCTGGTCAGGGCTCAAGGCAGCAGCTGACGCTGAGCTGTGCGTTGAGCGCCTGCCCCAGGGGCGCTTGCTGCGCACCAGCAAGATGAAAGACGGCGTGGACGATGAGGCATGGGGCTTTGACCTTGAGGCACAGAACATCGGGCACGACGAGGATGGCGATGTAATCACTTCCTGCGTCGTGCGCGAGATCGAAGTGCCCACCAACGCTGGAGCTGCCAAGAAGATGGGTCCAGTTGAGACCGTTGTGCACGCCGTTGTCATGGAGATGGGTGAGTTCCAGAACAGCGGTATTGAGATCGACGCGGTCATCAAGGAATCAATCAAGCGTTTGCCAGATCCTGAAGACGGCAAGCGCGACACACGAAAGCAGCGCATCCAGCGGGCAATTAAGACGCTCACCGATGGTGACGGAGCACCATTTTTCATGGAGGACGGATGTCTCACAATTTGTTGAACGGCCTACGCAGAATTGAGTGCTCTCAGATTGGGCTATTGATGCGCCAGCCAAGGCTTGCAGGCGTTTACGGCCTTTTAGATCCAGAGCAACCAGAAGTGGTGCGATACGTTGGAACATCGAACCACTTAGCAAAGCGACTTTCAGACCATGCGTATTGCATAGGTGGAAAGCATAGCCCTCACCGAAAAGACTGGATCAAAGAGATGCGCGACCAAGGTCGCAAGCCTGTCATGGTGGTGCTGCAGGAGCTTGATTCACCTAAAGCATCCTTCGAGATGCACAGCGCTGAACGCGATTGGATTGAGCGCTTTCGTGTGTTTGGGCAAGCAGATTTGAACCGCACATTGTTGTCAGAAGAGCGCGAGTTCCTCATTGCACACATCAAAAAGCTTCAGGTCGAGAATGCAAAACTTCGCAAGTTGCTTGTGCAACGCGCAACGCAACGCGGAGATTAGACGTTGCGTTGCATTTGCGCAGCTTCAAAAGGTGCAACGCAACGCAACACGGCTCTATAGAGCGTGTTGCACGTTGCACTGAAGCGGGGTGTTGTTGTGCTGGTTCATGTTGAAAACCGCAAACTGGAGGTGGCGATGGTCGGAGTTCATAAACGTGCAAAAAATCGCATGATTGCAGTCAATGAGCGCGGTCATGCGATTGGCGAGTCGCATCCTCGGGCCATCCTGACAGACCATGATGTTGGCCTGGTGCTGGAGTTGCTGGACGACGGGTACAGCTACGGTTGGATCGCTGGCAAGATGGAGGTGAGCAAGTCCTGCATCGCGCACATTGCCAAGGGTCGGACGCGCTCACAGATCCCGGCTGACTACCGCCGGCGTATCGTTAGCGGCAAGTGAGACCCCTACAGTCACGGCATGAATGGCAGACAACACCTTTGGACCGATGCATTTCTCGCGGCATTGAGCGAGTGCGGCATCCTGAGCCATGCCTCCGAGCTGGCCGGGATTGATCGCATCGCGGTCTGGCGGCGCCGGCAAGATGACGCCGAGTTCGCTGCGGCCTGCGACAGGGCCATCGAGATGGCTGCCGACAAACTCGAAGCAGAGGCCCGTAGACGCGCGATCGATGGCTGGGAGGAGCCTGTGTACCAGGGCGGTCAATTAATCGGCTCCAAGACCGTTTACAGCGATTCCTTGCTGGCTTTGCTGCTCAAGGGTAGGCGCAAGTCGGTGTTCAGCGATCGCACAGAGCTGACCGGCGCCAACGGCGGCCCGGTCAAGACTCAGCAGATCGTCATCGCCACCGGCGTGCCGACTGAGATCCTCGACCCCGACGAGCTGGTGTGAGCACGATCGATCTCGGCTACCGGCCACGCAAGTGGCAGCAGGAATGCCATCTCAACCGCAAGCGGTTCACCGTGCTGGCCCTGCACCGCCGTGCTGGCAAGACCGAGCTGGCGCTGATGGAACTGATCAACGCAGCCCTGCGCAGCACCAAAGAGCTGCCGATGTACTTCTACGTCGCGCCCCAGCTCAAGCAAGCGAAGGCCATTGCCTGGGCCCGTCTCAAGGCAAGAGTCGCACCGCTGGTGCCGTTTGGCCTGGTCGAGATCAACGAGTCCGAGCTATGGGTCAAGCTGCACAACGGCTCGATGATCCGTGTGTACGGTGCCGACAATCCTGACGCAATGCGCGGCGTGCGCCTGGACGGCGTCGTCATCGATGAGGTGGCCCAGATCCGCCCCGAGGTGTGGAACGACATCGTGCAACCGGCACTGTCTGACCGCAAGGGCTGGGCGCTGTTCATCGGCACGCCCAACGGTGTCAACTTGTTCTCGTCGCTCTACTACAAAGCCAAGCAGCTGCCAGACTGGCACAGTGCGCTCTACACCGTGTACGACACCGAGTCGCTCGATGCCGATGAAGTCGAGCGCCTGCGCCGTGACATGGCCGAGACCTCGTTCTCACGCGAGTACCTGTGCGACTTCACGGCGGCTGGCGACGACCAGCTGATCAGCCTGAGCGACTTGCATGAGGCCGCCAAGCGCACACCAAGGGCCGAGTCCTATGGCTTTGCCCCGCGCATCCTGGGCGTCGACCCGGCGCGATTCGGTGACGACCGCGCCGTGCTGATGCCTCGGCAGGGGCTGAACTGCGGCAAGCCCGAGAGCTACCTGGGGCTCGACAACATGGCGCTGGCCGACCGCGTGGCGCAGTACATCGAGCGCTGGAAGCCCGACGCCGTGTTTATCGACGCTGGCAATGGGTCAGGCGTGATCGACCGCCTGCGCCAGCTGGGCCATGACGTCATCGAGGTGCACTTCGGTGGCAAGGCCTCGAGCTCGCGCTACGTCAACAAGCGCACCGAGATGTGGTGGGAGATGCGCGAGTGGCTGCGTGCCGGTGGCGCTATACCCAACGCCACAGAGCTGCTGCAGGATCTGGCCGCACCCACCTACAGCTTCACGCCGACCGACGCGATTGCCCTGGAATCGAAGGACGACATCAAGAAGCGCTTGCTGAGGTCTCCAGATATGGGCGATGCGCTGGCGCTGACCTTCGCATACCCGGTGCGCAAAGACCACGGCGCCGCCGGCATGGCCAGGGAGATGGGCATCGCAGTGCGCGACGAATCGCCGCTGGACTACAACCCCTACGGCTGACCGTATCTTTGGGCCGACTCCGCGGTCACACAATCCGCGGCATGTGTGCAGTCGGCAATACCGCAACCCCCGCTTTGCAATCGCTCGGTGCCTCGGCTCCGACGATGCTCGGTCGCCAGACCGCCATGGGCTCAACGCCCAGCGTCACCGAGCGTGCAGCAAAGCGCATTAGCACGATGCTGGGGTCAGGTGGCGCCGGTGCTGCCCCGACTGGCAGCGGGTCGTCGCCTGGTGCGTACACCGGTGGCGGCAGATCAGCTCGCACGTCAATGAATGAGGCCTGATCCATGTGCATGTCTGCCCCCAAGATCCCACCACCGCCGCCCCCACCGCAGGCCGCCAAAGAGCCTGACAGCATGGCCGACCGTCGCCGGTCGCGTCAGCAAATGGGCTTTGGCACGGGCACGATGCTGACCGGCGCCCAGGGCATCAAGCCTGGCACGCTGACCACTGGCGGCAACACGTTGCTGGGTTCCTGATGGCACAGCGCCCCGACACCCGCACGCCCCTGCAGCTCGCCATGGCGAGAAAGCAGGCGCTCTACAACGAGCGCTCGACGTGGATGGAGCACTGGTCTGAGATCAGCCGCTACCAGCACCCACGCTCTGGGCGCTACTTCGTGCAGGACCGCAACAAGGGTCGCAAAAAGCACAACGAGATCCTCGACAACACGCCGATCTTTGCGCTGCGCACGCTCGCCGCCGGCATGATGTCAGGCATGACGAGCCCGGCTCGGCCGTGGTTCCGCCTGGGCCTGCGCGACAAGGATCTGATGGAGGTCGAAACCGTCAAGGTCTGGCTGCACGATGTCGCCGAGATCATGCGCTCGATCTTCGCCACATCGAACACCTACAACACGCTGCACACCCTCTACGAGGAGCTCGGTGCATTCGGCACGGCCTCGAGCCTGGTGATGCCCGACTTCGACAACGTCATCCATCACTACCCGATGACGGCCGGCGAGTACATGATCGCCACGAACTACCGTGGCCAGGTTGACACGCTGGTGCGCGAGTTCCAGATGACGTGTGCGCAGATGGTCGAGCAGTTCGGCTACGACAACTGCAGCAGCGCCGTGCAGACCGCATGGGATCGATCGAACTACGACCAGTGGTTTGACGTCACGCACATGATCGCCCCGCGGCGTGACCGCGATGTCCGCAAGCTCGACGACAAGAACATGCCGTTCGCGTCGATGTACTTCGAGCCTGGCAGCAACCAGGGCGGCAACAAGTTCCTGCGCGAGTCTGGGTTCAAGCAGTTCCGCGCACTGACGCCTCGCTGGTCCGTGACCGGCAACGACGTCTATGGCCAGTCACCCGGCATGGAGTGCCTGGGCGACGTCAAGCAGCTCCAGCACCAGCAGCTGCGCAAGGGTCAGGCGATCGACTACCAGGTCAACCCGCCCCTGCAGGTGCCTGTGCGCTACAAGGAAGCTGCCAAGGCCCGACTGCCTGGCGGCGTGTTCTACGTCGACGGCGTGGGGCAGAACGCGGGCGTGCGCTCGGCGTTTGAGGTCAATCTGAACTTGCAGCACTTGGGGCTGGACATCGAGGACGTGCGCGGTCGCATCCGCAGCGCGTACTACGCCGACCTGTTCCTGATGCTGGCGAACGACACCCGCTCTGGCATCACCGCCACCGAGGTGGCTGAGCGCCATGAGGAAAAGCTGCTGATGCTGGGCCCGGTGCTCGAACGCTTGCACAACGAGCTCTTGAGCCCGCTGATCGACATCACGTTCGAGACGGCCTCCGCGGCCGGCATCCTGCCACCAGCGCCACCAGAGCTGCAGGGCATGGATCTCAATGTCGAGTTCATCTCGACGCTGGCCCAGGCTCAGCGTGCTGTGGCGTCAGCTGGTGCAGATCGACTGCTCAACGTGGTCGGCACCATCGCGGCTGCCAAGGGCGACCCGACGACCTGGGACAAGCTCGACACCGACCAGATCATCGACGACTACGGCGACATGTTCGGCGCCCGTCCGAAGTGGATCGTGCCTGATGAGCGCGTGGCTGAGATGCGTGCCCAGCGTGCGCAACAGCAGCAGATGGCTCAGATGGCGCAGATGGCCAACAGCGTGGCCGATACGACCCAGAAGCTCGGCAATGCGCCGACCCAGGCCGGTGACAGCAATGCGCTCACCGACGTGATGAACATGTTCCAGGGCTACAACACCCCTAGCCCTTCGCAAGTTTGAGGAGACCGAAATGGCCGATACCAGCATCCCCGAGACCAATGATCAGGGCGTTCGCGTCAAGTACATCGACATGGGCGACGGCACCTATGCCCGCCGCGATGCGAACGCTGTCGTAGGGACCAACGGCACTGAGGCCGGCGTCACGACTTACGGCTACCTGCGAGTGACGAACGAGCCTTCTAGCTGGTTCACCGAGCCGTTTGACACGCTCGACACCACAAACCGCTGGACTACAAAGCTGGCAACCGGCACCGCTGCTGTGGCTTCTGGCGTGCTGGCGATCAGCTCCAGCACTACGGCAAGCGCCTATGGTGGTTTGTCCACACAGCCGACGTTCACACCCAACGGCCTGAACTTCGTAGCCCTTGGCTGCACGCTCATCATTCCAACTTGGACGCAAGCAAATACCAAGCGATTCTGGGGGTGGGGATCAGTGCCCACGACGCCTACCACCGCCATCCCGGTGACAAACGGCTGTGGTTTTGAGATTGATGCTGCAGGT